TGCATTACTGCCTGTACCAAAACTTACTGCATAGCTGCCAATTTGTCCAATGTCACTGTTTGGTACGTAGATGCCGCTGCTCAAAGTTTGATCTGCTGTGCTGGTAACTAAAATAGGAGTTTTTAAACTAAACTCGCTATTAATCGCATCCCATTCGTTGATACCCCAAACACTTTCGGTTAAATCCATCCAGTGTGTGCCATCTGCAACTGCGCCAGTTGGACGAACGCTTGTACCTACTAATGCGTCAAGATCCACGTCTGCACGGATAGCATAAATTCTATTAACGTTGCCCAATATACTATAAGCAGTCATTAGACCATATTCGTTTCTTTCATCACCATGTAATGGTGTTCCTGCTGCACTTTGTTGGAAGCTAGGGTAACCCATAGCTGCAATTAGTTCACGTTGGCTGGAATATGTAAGTAATTTTCCTGCTCGAGCAGCGGTAGTGTCTGTGGCTGAACCTCCCGACGGATTGGTTTTATCCTGGGCGGTTGCCATAATAATAAGTGGTACGGTGCCTACGGCTCCTGGTACATATTGACTTTCATCGGTTACGGTAATTTCGATACCTGCTGATACTAGTGCCATGTTTTTATCCTTTAACAAAACATTTGTATGTATTTATTAAAAGGATATTATTTTGGGCCAATACAAGGTGCCTTTAAAAGGTTTTGTTATAAATATTGATATGAAAAGACCGTTATGCAATATATGTCAAGGTAATCCTGCTGCTGTCAATTACAAAGTAGGAGAAAAAATCTATTACAGACGTATTTGTGCTGGCTGTGCAAGAAAAGGAAAACGTGTTCGAGAAATGCCCGGATGGACTAAAACCGGGTATAAGAAAAAATTATCCTGTGAACGTTGTAATTTTACTGCAAAAACTCCTTACCAAATTTTTGTATATTATATAGATGGTAATCTTAAGAATAATGCATGGACAAACTTGCGGTGTGTTTGTGCCAACTGTAGAATTGAATTAAATCACGGTAAAACTACTTGGCGCGAGAGTCCTTTAGTAGCAGATTATTGACTTGTTCGTAAAGATGCTCTACTGTGCCGTTGTTATCTAATTCGTAATTAAATATTTGTCCTATCCAGGCCCATTCACTGTGATGTATGTTAGGATAACGCTGGGGCATAAGTTGTCCAGCATCCTCTAATAGCCATTGCCTATCTTCGTGTGTGGTATTTTCTGTTAATGCACAATCGTACCATACAGGCATTGGTCCACGCTTGACCCATACACATATACCTCCAAATTTACGTATAGCAGCAATTTCGTTAGGAAATCTCACATCGCTTATTACAATGTCTTCGGTAGTTTTACGTAGCCTATTTTCCAGGCTAGCAATCCAGATGTCGTTGTGAAATCCTCTTCGACACACTTCTGTACCCCAAAGTTGTAGCATGTATCTAGGAGTTAATCGGGGCATATCAAGTCGTTTGGCCCACCATGGATCAACTTGTTCGCGCCACTCCCTAGCTTCAGGAGTAAGACCTTCTAGTAGTTCTCTGTCCCACCCAAATACTTGTGCTACTGCGTCTTTGAGTGTACCAGCAAAACTGTCCCTAACAAAGCCGTGCTTGGCTACTAGATAATTGGCAACAGTATCTTTGCCAGACCCTATAAATCCTGTTATACCTATGATCATAAAAAATGCCCCCTAAGGAGCATTTTATGAGATTTGTTGCTAAAAGTCAAACACCATATTTGTTCTTTTTAGGCTTTGCCACTGGACTAAGCTTTTGTATTGTATTACCTTCTTGACTACGTAAATCTCCTTTATTGATATCTTCGTGGTCGGCATTTACAGCTTTGTAAGCCATTTTGAGCATGTCTTGATCTGCTTGGCTATATGGGGCAGTGATTTTCCATTTACCAATCCATGACTCTTCGTCAACTTCTGGCACACTTTTGCCATCAGTGGCGGCCAATGCAAGACCTAATCTATAAAGTGTATAATCACTGTTCCAGTGGGCGCCGTCGGTAAACCTATTAAGTCCTCGTGTGGCTTTTCTTGTTCTATCCTTAAGAACGCCTTTATGTTCTGTAATAATGTCTTTAATTTTCATAATTAGCCAATTACCCAAGTCATTGGAAAACTGCCATCCACGTAGTCTTTTAATTCTTGTTCTAGTTTTTCCATTTCAGCTTGAGCTTCACCTTTAAGTGTAGCACCATTTAATTGTGTTCCGCCTTGTGGTCCAGCAATACTTGCAAACTTTTCTCTAGCTTCGCCCACAATTCGTTTGGCAAAACTGTATGCATATTCTTGAATCCACGGAAAGGCCTGATAATCATTCAACAACATGCTGTCAGGTTTGTAGTTGTAAAGGTGCAATAAAACATCTTCAAATCCGTTAGGATCTGCATTTACTCCCACATAAGGAATTTTTCTTATCAGTGTAAGTTTTTTACTAACTTTGTTGAAAGTAAAATTCAAATAACCGCCAAACATACGCATGGCCAGTTTCTGATAATCCACAAACAGTTCGTAGTTTAATAATCCCCCAACTCGCCCTGCTACCAACATGTAAGTGTTTAGATACCCCGAAGCGAACGGTTCAAATTGGCTGGCAGTAGTACCTGACACTGACCCAATACCTCTACGGTATGCAGCTCTAACATCCATTACAATATCAGGTAGAATAATTTCTTGTGTTTCCGGAAACAGTTTCAAGAATGCGTAACTTTCTTCTTGACTGTTACTTGCTCGCTGTCTGTATTTGATCAATGACTGATTGATGGCCATTTCGTAGTGCTCTTTGTCAAGCTCTACATCCACTATACCATCGCCCAGGCGCATCCTAATGTAATCAGTTATTTCTGCTCGTTTTTTGTTTAGAGAAGTTAGCCATTGAGCATTTTCGTCATACTCAATATGACCGGTGCCCGAACCGGTGTTGGCATTGTATAAGCTATCAGTTTTTAAGTTACCGTTAGCGTAAAAATAAGTTGTATCTGGTACAACATTACCAGTAAAAGGATTGGACATTCATGTTCCCTATAGTTCTAGTATTTATTGAACTTTTAATAGAACCATGTCCGAATTCATACGCCCATTGCCCACAGTTTCTGTAGCTTTGATATCCTCTAAGAATTTGCGTAGCTGTACTTTAGTAGCTCGGGCAAACTCTTTTAGTTTTTCTTCGGGCTTACGCAGGGTTTTGCCTACGGATTTTACCTCGTCAAATCCGGTTAGACTTGTACCTTTTACACCCAGCGGGCCACGCAGACTGTCAGCAATGTACTTGTACAATTTACGTGTTTTGGTATTGTAGGCCCACAGCTCTTGTGCGCCAATGATATCTACAGGATTGATACTCACCAGCTTCAAGGTCTTTTCTTCCTTCATGTACTTGAGCTTGGCCACTAGCTTTTCTTTACTCGGGCTCTTTTTAACGCGAGCTTTCTTGGTAGCCTTTTTAACATTACGGTATTGATCTATGGATGTCTGTACGGCATCTAAAAAAGCAAAATGCCGTTTGTAATCAGCAGCACGATAATGACGATACGCTTCTGCAAATTGTTCGTCCATCTTGTCCATTGCAGCAGTTAGATACATTCTCTGTCGATCAATGTAATCTTCAAACTTGCCCAATTGTCCTTGCGGAACATTATTTGAAACAAAATAGTCATACGCTTTGGGATCAACTGTGCCACCCACGATTACTTCATCATACAAGCCCTCAAAGTGTGCAAGATGCTCACTGGTTTTTTCGTTTAGTCGATCCTGAATTGTTTTTACTGCCGTAGGAGCAACAGTTTTTTGTTCAACCGCAGGTTCGTCTTCTATTTCGCTATTAAGAACTTCATATATACGATCTTTAATGTACTTTAGTTCTTTTTCACGTAAAGGCATGCCCTGTGTATGAGCTTTAATAAGACTGCATACTGTAATTGAAACTGCTTTATCACCGCTGCGTATAAATTTGCTGACTTCAGCTTTGGTATATTTGTCTTTCATCCAATCCACTACATATTTTTTAAGATCTTTTTGTGTGTAAAAATAATTGTAGTAGAAAAAACTTTTACGCAGAAAGTGGTCAAACTCTGCTTGGGTCATTTTTAACGCACGTTCTGTATCCCACACTGGTTCGCCACCTGTGTACTTTTCATCAGAAAACAAAGGATCTCTTGTTTTTTTAGGTGCTTTTTTGGGTGCTTTTACGCTTTGTGCTGTAGCCATACGGATAGCTCCTTGAGATGTGCAAAATGCTATTATACTACTCTTTGGGTTTTTCGTCAAGCAATGTTGCAAACATGAGCCAAGATTGCAATTCTTGCAACTCTTGTTGTACTTTTAGCAACTGCTCGTCATACTTGGCACTACGCCCTAGTCGACGTCTATCTACGTCCAATTTACTGAGCTCTGTAACGCTTTGTAATACATTTTTATACATTCGTTCAAGTTGACGCTTGTGCTGCAAATTATACAATGCCCACAGTGAACGCTTGATTTGTGTGTCAATTGCGTTCCAATCTTGCATTGAATTAAATTCGCTCATAGAGTATTGTACTGCATAACCTAATTTATGTCAATTTGGGTCGCCGCTAAATATAAAATAACAGGATACA